GAATTCAAAAAAGATAGTGATAAACAAGTACCTAATGGTCTTGATGAAACCGCTATCCTTACCGCTGCAGTAGCTAAAATACAACAATTAGAAAAACGTATAGAAGAATTGGAGAATAGATAATGGCAACATTTCAAGTTGAACAAACATTAAGTGCATTTACAAACGGTACAGGATCTAATTCTATAAGTAAAATACCAATATCGTGTACCGACCCTAGTGGTTCATTTCATATGCTTAAACCAGGCATTCCTTATTCACATTTTGAAAATGCAGCATCAATGTCACTTGCTGTTTTAGCGTCCTCTTCGTTTGCTATAGAAGCTGATCCAGATGATATTACAAGTGTACAATTTCGAATACCAGCAAAATCAGCTGGTACTACTCATGATAGGGTTGCATTTTATATATCTGGTAGTGGTGAGATAGGAGTTGGTACTAAAGACCCTGAATCATCATTTGATATTAGAGATGTAAAACAAGATATAGATCCTAAAAATGCAAAAAATGATAAAGAAGCGTTACTTAAATTATCAAGAGATGCTGCTGAAAAAGATATACAAGCTGAAAAATTTCGTACTGCTAGAACCATCGGTGGGGTTAGTTTTGATGGTTCAGCTAATATTAATCTGCCTGGTGTAAATACAGCAGGTAATCAAAATACAACGGGAAATGCTGCAACAGCAACATCTGCATCTTATGCTGTAACGAGTAGTATGACAACAGGTAATGCTAATAGTGCTGGTCAGGCAAGGACTGTTGTTGTAAGTTCTGATGTAGGTTCTGCTAATCATCCATTAACATTTATAGATGATACAACACCTGACGGTTCAGCTGAAGCACTTCTAGCAGCTAATACTATTACAGTTAATCCAAGTACTGGAGCACTTACTCTTGGTAATTTAACCATTTCATTTACACAAGGTGATGGTAAAAAAACACATGGTACAATAACATTTACAGCTCAAGATGCATCTGGTAAACTAAGAACAGCTACAATAAATTTAGCTTAAAATGCAATAGGATGATATTTATATATGGCGACAATCACTAAAATAAAATGGAAAGACGCTAATTTCAAGTGGAATGATGCAGAAGGAGATGCTGCATACCTTGATTTTACCGGTCACTTAAAATTTGAGTGGGATGAAGTTTTTCTTGTTGAAGTGGTTGGTACTGGTACAGGCAGTGTTCCATCAGTAGCTGATACATTAGGTAAATTACCTAAAGAAAAGAAAAAGAAGTACATTAGATTAATAATGGACTTCAAAGGTGTTAAAATTTACGATGAGCGTAAAGAAGTAAAAAATATTAAAGCTTATGCTAAAGATGTTAAATTAATAGCAGAGGAGATAAAACGAAATGTACAAATTATTCACTGATAAAATTGAAAATTTCGAAGCTAATATTAAATTAGAAGGAGCATCGCCATCTAAATCTATTGCAAGATTGGTTGTAGAGGCATCTGATTTTAGTTTAATGTTTAAGGGTAGTGTTAATAATAATGGTAAAGTAACCGTTCCTGTTAAGAGGTTAAGAGGATTACTTGACGAAAACACTACTGGTACTATTAAGCTTGAAGTTATAGCGGAAGATACTTTTTTTACTCCATGGGAAAGTAAATTTGAAGTTCATACATCTAAAAAAATTACTGTTGAAGTAAAATCACAAGCTAATACAATCATAGAAAGTAAAAAACCAAAAATTAAAGTTGAAGTTATGAACGATAAACAAGTTACATTAAGCGAGCGAGAGCACGTAATTAATATTGTAAAGATGTTAATTAAAGAAAAAATTAATATGAAAAATCTTACTATTAAGAAAAATAAACTTAATAATATAATAGGTGAATATATTACCGAAAATAAAATGACAGACAAACAAAAGGCTCCTGTAATTAATAAAGTTATCAAAGTACTTGAAAAAACTAATTAAGGAGTAAGCGGTTATGTCCGGACCTAACGATTTTACAAATCAAAATATTCAAGACACTTACCAGAAAGTCTTGCAAATATCTAGTAGTAATGAAGTAACAGATGGAACAGGATCATTAGCTCCTGTATTACAAGTTACTGCATCACATGCTTTGACTAGTGTAACAGCGTCACATGCACTATTTGCGGTATCTGCATCTCATGAAACTACCTTTGAACTGTCTTCTTCTCATGCATTAAATGCTGATAGTGCGATTTCATCATCACACACTGCTAACGCATTAACTACAATGGGAACAGGTACTGGTAATACAGTAACCGTTACTCAATTCGATGGTACACAATTCACAAGAACTATCGATAATGTAACTAGTGCATCATTTGCAGAAACTGCATCATATGTAGATTCAAGTACATTAGATACATTCAAACAAACTGGACATAGAAATGGAGATTCTGTTATAACAGGTTCATTGTTTGTTTCAGCATCAAATGGACATATAACAGCATCAGGTAATATAAGTGCAAGTGGTACAACACATACTAAACTCTTATCAATACCACAGGCAGTTTCATCTGTAGAAGACGGTGCTATATTTTTTGGTACTAATTTAACAGATGGTGGTAGAATTTATGACGATGGAACAAACTTTCAAATAGGGCATAATGATGTAGATGTGATTACCCTTAGTGGTGCTACACAACCAAATATAAACTTTAGTAACAAAATACGATTTAATACTTCACACGGTCACATAACAGCATCAGGTAATATAAGCGCAAGTGGTACTATTACAGCAAATTTATTAAAAATTAATAATAGAGTAGCTGTAGTAGACATAGATAGTTCAACTGTTAGATTTGGAGGTGGTAGTGATGTGATACAAATAGGAAGATCTGGAGTTGATAATAAGATTTTATTAAATGGACCAATAACAGCTTCAGGAGATATAAGTGCAAGTGGTAATGTAATAGCTGCAGGTGTTCGCTTACCAGGAGCAGGTAAAATATCTTTTGATGATTCATTAGATGGTACAGATCAATTTATCTCTGGAGTTGATAACCAAATTGCTATTGATGGAGATAACTTCGTTAAAATAACTGCAGATAAGTTTGTTACATTCTATAACTCTAGTGCGGAAGACCATTTTACAATACAACACGAATCAGGATCAATAGTAACTGACTATCAAATAACAGCATCAGCAAATATAAGTACAAGTGGAAATATAATTGGTAATAATATATCAGCATCCGGTGATATTGTAATAAACGAAGGTCAAAAACTAATTTTAGATGGAAATGATTCAGCTGGTCTTACACCTGCAGGAAATACATATATTCACAATGGAGGAACTTCTGATGAAATAGAAATGTATGTAGGTGGAACGCAAAAATTAGAAATAAAACAAGATATAGTACATTTCAATAACGGTCGATTCAAAGTAACTGGTAATGTAACTGCTTCAGGTAACATAAGTGCAAGTGGAGTAATATCAGGCTCTAATATTGTTAAATCAATGAATACAGGTACTGGTAATAATGTAACACTTACTTTATATGATGGAACAACATTTACAAGAACTATTAATAATGTAACTAATGCAACTAACGCCACAAATGCTGATTGTTCTGATAAAGTTAAAACTATAACTTGTGATGCAAACGCAGAAAGATTTATTACCTTTGTAGATGATGATAATGACCCTACAGCATGTGAAACTGTAAAAACAAATCCAGCATTAAGATGGAATTGTAGAAAAAGAATACTTATAGTAGACGGTGCAATAAAATCTAAAGGTTCAGACGTTACTATTATGAGCGGTTCTATTTCAATGTCAGGTGATCTAGTAATTACAGGAAGTATAAGCTCTAGTACTCCAGGAACAAGTTTAATATTTACTACCGGCTCATTTAATCATATTATTACTGATGGTGATACTATTGAATTTAGAAATGCTTCAACGAAAGCAGTTGAAGGTAATCTAGTATTTGACCCTACCAACGGACTTACTGTAAAAACTGCAGATAAAACCGCAGAATCAAATATTAAAATAGCAAATATAACAGCAGGCGAAACTTTAGTAGTTGGAGGTCGCAGTGACTTCGAAGGAGAAATAAGTACATCTGCTGGTATTTATGTAGAATCACAAAGTGCAGCAGGCGCAGGAAAAGGTTATGTGCAAGCTGTTAACTATCGAAGTATTAGTGATACTAATAAGGGTGTGGTATTTGGTACTTCTAAAGAAAAAAATTATTATCGAGCAAATGGTTCTCACGAATTTATTGATGCCCCTGTAAATATTGATGGTAATGTAAGTGCAAGTGGTAATCTAAATGCGGCATTAGTAAGAGCAGGCGATCCATTAAGAGGTGTATATACTAGTATACAACAAAATACAATTTCTATACCAGGACATGTAAATACAATTAAGTTTCATGGTGGTGTTGATGTAGGAACTGAAATTGCAAAAGAACCTGCAATAGTATCAGACAATGGCGTTTCTTTTATAATAAATGCGTTAGAAGCTGGACATTCTGGTTCTTTCAGTATTTACAATGCAATAAACTCAACAACTGTACCGGGTGTAAATAGTAGTGAAATATTTGCAATTGACGAAGATGGTAATATAACAGCTTCAGGAGATATAAGTGCAAGTGGAACAGGAACATTTGAAGCAATTCAAATGGACGATAATAGAACAATATCTTTTGGAAACTCACAAGATTTGAAAATATTCCACGATGGGGCTAATTCATATATACATGATTCTGGTACAGGAAGATTGAATATTAAAGGTGGAGCTGGTGTAAACATTATATCACCGGCTGACGAAAACATGGCAACTTTTGAAGGTAATGGAGAAGTAAATCTTTATTATAATAATGTAAAAAAGTTTGAAACAACTAATACTGGAATACAAGTAGCTGGTGATATAATAGCAACTGATTCAACAAATATTTCAGGTTCAAGTACTACCACTGGATCTTTAGCTAGAGTAGAATCTATTAGCAATAAAACAGGTAATATAACTATTGATAATAGTCAAATTGTATCTTCGGATTCTCTAGCTATTAAAACTGGTACAGATATAAGGTTAGCTGCAAGTGGGGAAGATATATTCTTTTCCGATGGATCTTCTGATAAACTTACTATAACTACCGGTACCGTTCCTACAATAACTGTTGACGGTAATCATTTGCTAGATATTTCTGGTGATTATAAAATTGATGTTGATGGCGATGATATACAGTTTCTCGGCAGCAACTCTCTTCGTGCACAATTACATTTAGATACAGTTCCTGAGCTCGAGTTTATTGGTAAACAAGCAAATATAAGAGTTGATGACGGAGCTGGTACTGGTGCATTAGTTATAGGAGCTTCTGCAGGAACCTTTATGTACGGTACTGATAAAAACAGCCTTAATGCAGTATTAGGTGGAGGACAAGGAGATTCAGTATATGTTGGATTTTCTGGAAATGAATTAACTCCTGTAGATATGACAGATGTTGAATTCATATCAGGCTCATTAAAAAATGTTTCAGCTGGTACAATACAAGTAACACATTCTTGGCCAATACCACCTGGAACTAAAGTAAACGGATGTGCTCTAGTAGGAGGGGCAGCAACATATAGATTAGAAGTACCTAGCATTCCTCCATTTTGCGGTACCATGGACTCGGTAAAGACGGGAATTGCATCTGTTGTATGTCCACCAAAAGCAGGCTATAAACGTCTAGGACTTACATTATTATCTAAAACAGAAGCAGGAAAATTAATTAATACCGAAGGTACAGGTAATCGCGTTTTAATGACTGCAGATGTTCCTAACGGTGTAACTATAAAAGGACTAGCTTACTCGTATGAATTACTTTAGGTAATTTATATAATTTTTAATATTAATTAGATATTTATAAGTATGAATAGAGAACAAAATTTAGGAACTTGGTTAGCTGATCAAATAATATCAGAAGAGAAAACAACTATAAAAAATATAGTTGCTATCTACCCTGGAAGATTTCAGCCTATGGGTAAACATCATGCTGAAACTTATAAATGGTTGAAATCCAAATTCAAAGACGCATGGGTTGTAACATCTGATAAAGTAGACCTTCCTAAATCTCCTTTTTCATTTAATGAAAAGAAAAAAATTATAAACTCACACGGAATACGAAACGTTATAAAAGTTAAAAATCCTTATCAAGCCGTTGAACTGTTAAAAAAATATGATCCAAAAACAACAGCTGCTGTATTTATGATTGGTGCTAAAGATGCACAACGGTTAGGAGGCAAATTTTTTAGGCCTTGGAAAGGAAAAGCAGAAGTGGGATATAAAGAGGGTGCATACACTTTAATTGCTCCTCATGTTAGTTTGAAAGTACCAGGTTACGGAGAAATGTCAGGTACGGCAATAAGACAGGCGTTAGGTGCTAAAGCTATAGATAGCAAATCACGAGCTCAATTATTCAAACATATTTTTGGACATATGAAAAATTATAATCTTATTACCAAAAAGTTAGGTGTTAATGAATCTATACTAAATTTTATTGCTTCAGGAAGAGTTGAAAAAATAATAAAAGAAAATAGTAATGTAGCAGGTGGAAATGTAGATGATGGTCCTCAAACATGGTATCAAACTCAAAGACATTATAAACAATCTACTGATAGTATTGCAAAAAAGTTTGGTATGCAAGTTATAAATTATCTTTCAGGAGACAGTGAATTATTAAAAGAACCATCTAGATATTCAAACACAAGGCAGCCATCTAACTTTCCTTCTGGTGTTGCAGGTAAAACTACTACAGTTGCTCCAAAAGAATATCCAAACATTACAGCTTATAGAAAATGGAAAGCAGAAAAAGATAAATTAGCTAAATCACTAGGCTATGAATTATTAAATTATCTAGGAGCTGATGAATCTACTAAACATCCAGAACCTAATAAAGAAGTAAAAATACCAACTAACGAAGAAATTAAAATTCCTATCGAAATAGGTGATACTGTATTAGGTGGTAAATTCAAGAATAAAAAAATAGTAGTAAAAACTATCTCTAAGAATGAAAAAGGTGATATTTTAATAAACGGCAGACCATTATTAAAATTTAGACTAATGAATGAAGGTTTAATATTAGAAGGTGGTGCTTACGGACATATGTCTCACCCTTTTGATGATAAAAAACTAACCTTTGGTGATTTCAAACAAATGATTAATATTGCTCTTCAAGGTAAACTTAATCTTGAATCAGCAGCAACTGAAAAAACTGATGGTCAAAATTTATTTATTACATGGGATACTGAATTAAAAGCTGCTAGAAATAATGGTGATATTAAGAGAGGTGGAATGGATGCTAAAACCTTTGCTGCTAAATGGAAAGGTAGAGGTAATATAGAAAAAGCATTTACATATGCATTTAGAGATTTAAGTAAAGCTATATCTAGACTATCAGAGAAACAAAAATTAAAAATATTTAACGATGGTAACAACTGGATGAATATGGAGATAATGTATCCTCAATCTTCTAACGTTATAGTTTATGATGCACCTAAATTACAATTTCATGGTGTATTAAGATACGAAAAAGGCGCTCCTGTAGGTACAGTAAAAGATGGTGCAAGAATATTAGCAGGCATGATTAAACAAGTTGATGCTAATATTCAAAAGAGTTTTAGTATAATAGGACCCCATGTACTAAAAGTAAAGCCAGTTCAAAACTTTGGTGAAAAAATACCTTACTTTACTAAGAAATTACAAAAACTTATGTCACCATATAATATGAAAGATTCAAATATGTTCGCTGACTATCATCAAGCTTGGTGGGATAATTATATTGATAAAAACTTCAAAGGTTTAGAAAATAGAATTAAAATGGGATTAGTAAAACGCTGGGCCTTTTTCGATAAATCATTTAGATTAAATGCTAAAAATATTGAAGATCAAAAATTAAGAGAAAAAATAATTGAATTCGATAAACAAAAGCATAAAGGTGCAGTACAAGATACTATGAAACCTTTTGAATTATTATTTTTTGAGTTAGGCGTTGAAGTTCTTAAAAACGTAGAAAACTTTTTAGCAGTAAATCCAGACAAAGCTATACAGAATATAAAGAAGCAAGTATCAAAAGCTATTAGTGATGTTCGTAAAGGCGGTGATATTAAAAAATTAAATAGAATGGGTCAACAATTAAATAAATTAAATTCTATTGGTGGATGGAAAGCTGTAATACCATCTGAAGGATTAGTATTTATATATAAAGGTAAAACATATAAACTTACAGGTGCATTTGGTCCTATAAATCAAATTGCAGGTATGATGACGTTTTAAGGGTTATTATGAAAAAAGGAATATCAACAAGTAAAGTAAAAAGAATGAGAAATTTAGTTTCAGGTAACTTTAGTTCTAAAACTAAAATTCGTAGTGGGTATTTGAAAAAAGAAGATAGTCGTAAAGAAGGTGATGTTTGGGAAGAAAGAGGAAAAACTTGGACTATAAAAAATGGTATTAAGCGTACAATTAATAAAATGGATAATGCTAGAAAATTAATTAATATACCCTTATCATGCCCTAAATGTATAAATTCATTATCACATCCAGCTCATAAAAAAATGTTTAGACGCTGGGGAATGTGTCTAACTTGTGTTACTATTTGGGAACAAGAAATGATAAGTAATGGAACGTATGAAGAGTGGTCTAAACAATTTGACAGTAAAAATTTTAACGCATTTATAAATGATATAAAAGCTGAATATGATGAGTGGTTAGAATCAAGAAATTCAAAACAATTTATTACTGAAGCAGGTGATATTGAGGACTGGAGCGGCGGTAAAGATTCAGAAACACTTAAAAAAGAGTTTAACGAAAATTTAGAAAAAATAATTGAGAAGAGAAATGGCTAGACTGACCAACGAGCATTTAAGTAATGAAATTAATTTAGTAAAGCAAGAGCTTGAATATGTTAAAAAGAATCAAGATAAAATGCAAGCCGATCTTTCTATGATTAAAGAACGTTTACTAAATCCTGACGAAGGCACTATAGCTAGAGTAAATAAGAATACTCAGTTTAGAAAATCTACTACAAAGGTTTTATGGTCAATTTGGATAGCACTAATTGGAATATTAACTAAAATGATATTTTGGGATTAATTATGAAAATAAAAGATTTAATAAAAGAAGAAGTACAAAAGATGTTAGAAGCATCTATGACAAAAGGATTTAGAAAAGCCGTTGAAGCTCTTCAAGATATTCAACTTAAACAACAAAAATTAAGAAAAGCTTTTGTTGCAGAAAAAAATCCTAAAAAGAAAGATAAATTAAAACAAGCTCTTATTAATATGCATAAAATCGTTCAGAAAGCTGAACTTGACTTTAATAGAGCTATTTCTAATGAACCTGTTGATTTAGAAGAAATAGATGTTAGAAAAACTCATGGTGATAGAAGAATTGAAAACCCTAAGACTGGCAATGATGTTAAATTAAGAACAGCGTTAAAGGCAAAAAAAGGTACTCAAGTTTATCAAAAAGCTAGAAAAATTTATAATAGATTAAAAGACAAGGAGTAAGATTATGAAAAAGTTATGGCAAGTATTATTAGGTATTGGAGCAATTATTTTAGGTATTTTTGCTATGTCAGCAGGACGTGGTAGTAAAAAACAATTCAAAAAAGACCTTAAAGATAATAAAAAGAAAATAAAGGATATAAAAAAGAAAACTGAACAATCTAAAAAGGAAAAAAAGAAGATTGAAGAAAAAGTTGTTAAGCAAGATAAAAAAATAAAAGATACTAAAAGTAAAGTAAAATCAACTAAATCAGCTAAAAAAACAGTTTCTGATTTTAAGAACAAATATAGGAGTAAAAAGTAATGAAAAAAATATTATATATTTTAGGAATTATAATACTAGCGTCTTGCGCTGCTCCTAAAAAATGTTGTGCTCAAGATAAAATAGTTAAAATACCTCAATCTGAATTAGATGCATTCTTTCTAGCAGTTGATACTTTAGAATACCAAGATTCTATTAAAACTGTATTAATCGCAGATCTTGAATTACAATTATTAAATAAGACTAATCTTAATTTTACTAATGAAACTATAATTCTAAATCAAAATTATGAAATCGAAATGCTTAATGACCAAATTAAACTATATTCAGATAGATTAAAAATAACTGATAAGTGGTATAATAAAAGGTGGTTTGGTGTTGTAGTCGGCGTTGTAGGAACATCGACAGCAATTTACTTGGCAGGTCAAATTCAATAATTTAATTTCTATATATTTATATATACATGGCTAAAGATATAAAACAAATAATACAATTAGAGTATATAAAGTGCGCAAAAGATCCTGTACACTTTATGAGGAAGTATTGTAAAATTCAACACCCAACCCGGGGTAAAATAAATTTTGATTTATATCCATTTCAAGAAAAAGCTCTTACGCAGTTCAAAGATCATGATTATAATATTATTCTTAAATCACGTCAATTAGGTATATCTACTCTTACAGCGGGATACACTCTATGGGGTATGATATTTAATGCTGACTTTAACGCATTAGTTATTGCAATTAAACAAGATACAGCAAAAAATCTTGTAACTAAAATACGTGTAATGCATGAAAATTTACCTAGCTGGTTAAGAGGACAAGTTTTAGAAGATAATAAATTATCATTAAGATTAAAAAATGGGTCTCAATGTAAAGCAGTTTCTTCATCTCCCGATGCTGGTAGATCTGAAGCACTATCTTTGCTAGTTATTGATGAGGCAGCATTTATTGATGGTATTGATGAAATATGGACTTCAGCACAACAAACTCTTGCTACCGGTGGTAGATGTATTGCGTTATCAACACCTAATGGAGTAGGTAATTGGTTTCATAAAGAATGGGTAAAAGCTGAAAACGGCGAAAATAAATTTAGTACTATTAGATTACACTGGACAGTGCATCCTGAACGTAATCAAACATGGAGAGATGAACAAGATGTAATTCTAGGTACTGATCAAGCAGCTCAAGAATGTGATTGTGATTTTATTTCATCTGGTAATTCAGTTATACCTGGTCCTTTATTAGAATGGTATAAAACTAATATGTGTCAAGATCCTGTCGAAAAACGAGGTCATGATAATTCATACTGGGTATGGGAATATCCTAATTATACAAAAGATTATGTTGTTGTAGCAGACGTTGCAAGAGGTGATGGTGCAGACTACTCTACCTTTCATGTTATTGATATTGAGTCAGTTACTCAAGTAGCTGAATATAAAGGTCAAATAGGTGTTAAAGAGTTTGGTAATATGTTAGTAAATGTTGCTACTGAATATAATGAAGCATTATTAGTAGTTGAGAACGCTAATATAGGATGGGCAGCTTTACAACCTGCAATAGATAGAGGTTATAGAAATTTATATTATACATATAAACACGATGGTGTTGTTGATCCTGAAGTTCAGCTTAAAAAAGGCTATGATATGAAAGATAAATCACAAATGGTACCAGGTTTTACAACATCTGCTAGGACTAGACCACTTTTGATATCAAAGCTAGATATTTATTTTAGAGAAAAAGCGTGTGTTGTGCGTTCGACTAGACTTATTGACGAACTGTTTGTTTTCGTTTGGAGAGGGTCTAGACCGGAAGCACAATCTGGGTATAACGATGATTTAGTAATGGCATTCTCTATTGCTATGTATATTCGTGATACAGCTTTGAAATTAAGAAACGAAGGATTAGAACTTAATAAAAGAGCTATAGGATTGATGGGAACAAATACATCATACAATGGAGTTTACACGCAAAAAGCTGATCCTGACGATTCATGGAATATGAATTTAGGAAACAACAAAGAAGATTTAACATGGTTATTATAAGGAGTATAAAAAATGGCAGATAAGACTTTTTTTGGAAGACTGCAAACATTATTTTCAACTAATGCAGTAGTACGTAGAGTTGGAACAAATAAATTAAAGGTTATAGATGTAAATAAAGTTCAATCTAATAGTGGATTAGCAACTAATAGACTCATAGATAGATATACTAAACTACACGGCTCATTAAGTAATTTAACATATAATCAATATCAAAATTATCAAGTACAAAGATTAAATTTATTTACTGACTATGAATCGATGGATGATGATTCTATTATTTCTTCAGCATTAGATATTTATGCTGATGAATCCACTATAAAAAATGAATTCGATCAAGTATTAAGTATAAATTGTAAAGATCAAGATATTGAAAAAATATTACATAATTTATTCTATGATGTACTTAATATTGAATTTAATCTATGGCCTTGGATACGTAATATGTGTAAGTATGGTGACTTTTACTTAAAGTTAGATATTACAGAAAAATTAGGTGTAACAAATGCACAACCAATTTCAACTTATGAAATGGTAAGAGAAGAAGGTACCGACCCTGCTAAACCTGAGTATGTTAAATTTGTGCATGATATTTCATTAGCTGGTCAATCATCTAGTGGAGGTCAAACAACTAGAAAAGATTTTGAAAACTATGAAGTAGCTCACTTTAGATTATTGTCTGATACTAACTTTTTACCTTATGGTAAATCAATGCTTGAAGGTGCTAGAAAAGTTTGGAAACAATTAACTCTTATGGAAGATGCTATGATGATTCATAGAATTATGCGTGCACCTGAAAAGAGAGTATTTAAGATAGATATAGGTAATATACCTCCTAATGAAGTTGATAACTATATGAGACAAGTTATCGATAAAATGAAAAAAACTCCTTATATAGATCAAACAACTGGTGAATATAATCTTAAGTTTAATATGCAAAATATGCTAGAAGATTTTTACTTACCTGTAAGAGGAGGTCAATCAGGTACTGAAATAGATTCATTATCAGGCATGGAATTTGGTGGTATTGAAGATGTCGATTACCTAAAAAATAAAATATTTGCAGGGTTAAAAATACCAAAAGCATTTTTAGGATATGATGAAACAACTGAAGGTAAAGCTACACTAGCTGCTGAAGATGTGAGATTTGCAAGAACTATAGAACGTATACAAAGAATAGTAACTTCTGAACTTACTAAAATTGCTATAGTACATCTATACTCACAGGGATATACTGATGAAAAATTAGTTGATTTTAGTTTAGGATTAACTAACTCTTCAACTATTTACCAACAAGAAAAGATATCACTTTGGAAAGAGAAAGTTGATCTCGCTAGAGATATGAAAGATGGTAAAATGATGTCTGAAGAGTGGGTATATAAAAATATCTTTAATATGTCAGATCAAGAAATTGAAAAAGAAAGAGCGAGTGTTATTGAAGATGTTAAGCAAGCATTTAGAAAAACTAAAATTGAAGACGAAGGTGAAGATCCAGCTGCTGATCCAAAAATACAGCCAGATGATGATGAACCAACTGAATCATCAATTAATCCTGTTGGAAGACCACCTGAAGGTACTAAATACGGGACACAAGATCATGTTAGAGGTTCAGATCCTACAGGAAATGGCACGCGTATAAGAGATATTAAGAATAGAGATAGAAGCATAAAACATACATATAGAGAGAATATCGACTCTTTACTTAAAAGTATAGACAAAAACAAAAAACCATCATTATTAAGTGAAAATAATTTGATAGATGATGATTCTTTGCAAACAAGTTGATATTTATATAAGCATAGATGTATATATTGGAATAGTAATATGGCAAACATTAAACATAATAAAATAAAAAATGTAGGTGTGTTATTCGAGTTACTTACTCGACAAATAACATCTGATACTATTAATGGTATTGAGAAATCACCAGCTATTTTTATTGTAAAAGAATTTTTTAACAAAAATTCGTATTTGAGTAAGGAATTAAATTTATATAAAGCGTTACAAGTTCAAAAATATAAAAATGAAGCTAGAGCTGAAAAATTTATTGATGTAGTAGTTGCTGAACATAATAAACTATCAAGTGCTAAACTTAATAGAGAAAAATATAACCTTATAAAAGAAATAAAGTCAAAATACAATTTAGAAGATTTTTTCAAATCTCATGTTGCTAATTATAAATTAAATGCATCTATTTATAAAATACTTGAGAGTAAAAACAATAAAAGATTTTCTAATCCTATGAATGTAATGAAAAGTAGAGTTTTTCTTACTGAGCATATTCTTGAAAAATTTGGAAGTACTAAAAATACAAAAGAAACTATTATTAAAGAGTATTCTAAACAAGATCAGGATTTAAGATTATTATCTTATAAAATTTTACTTGAGAAATTTAATAAAAAGTATGGTAAATTAAACGTTAAGCAGAAAAATTTACTAAAAGAATATATTAATAATATATCTAATCTTTCTTCATTAAAAAAATATATTATTAAAGAAGTAAACACTGTAACTAAAGCTTTAAGTTTACTTACACCTAAAGTAAGTGATAAGGTTGTAAAGATAAAGCTTAAAGAAGTATCAGATCAATTAAAGCTTATAAAAAAAGAAAATAAAATAAGAGATAAGCATTTAGTCTCTGTACTTCGTTCTTATAATTTAATTAAGGAGTTAAATAATGTCGTTAAATAAATTATTAGAAAAAAAATTAAAAGAAGTTGAAGAAGAACTAGAAGAAATATCTACAACAGGCGCAGGTGAAGCATATAATACTAAATATGCATTTGGTGATTTAGATGATGATGATGTTGAAAAATCAGGGTATAAAAAAGTAAAAGAATCTAAATTTAGAAAAATGGCATCTGCTTCTTTTCTTAATGAAGTTTCATATAATGAATATAAAAAGAATAATGATTTTTCAGCTAAACAAAAAGTTAATAAATCTATAAAAGAAGTTAGTAGTAAACTTTTTAGAATTGAACGTATTATTAATCAGAATATAAAATTAAAAACAGAAGAAGGTATTGATAATAAACAATACTGGAAATCTACTAGAAATAATTTATATAAGATATCAGAACGTATGATGCGTATTGGTGAAAAATTAAGGAAATTCTAAATGAGCAAAGATATTATTAATGAAAATATTACTATCGAAGAAATGCGAAAAATTATTCGCACCGAACTTGCTCGTATATTTTTCGATTTATACCGAAAACGTAGCACGTGGGAGAGATTAGGATGAGTAAAACATTACTTATAGATTATACACCATTTGATATATCACCACAAATGATTATTGAATCTGAACAACAGAATAATGGTAGAGTTATTGTGTCAGGTGTGTTGCAACGTGCTGGTGCGAAAAATCAAAACGGAAGAGTATACCCAAAAGATATTCTAATGAGAGAAGTAAACGAATATAAAAAAGTTCAAATATCTGAAAGAAGAGCTTTAGGTGAATTAGATCATCCTGATACTTCTGTAGTTAATTTAGCTAACGCTTCTCATAATATATTAGATGTATGGTGGAACGGAGATGATGTAATGGGTAAAGTTGAAGTTCTTTCAACACCATCAGGTAATATACTTAAAGAGCTATTAAGATCAGGTATTAAACTTGGTATATCATCTAGAGGACTTGGTTCAGTAAAACAAATTAGTGAAGATACTGTTGCAGTACAAAATGATTTTGAATTAGTATGCTGGGATTTCGTTTCAAATCCATCAACACATGGAGCTTTCATGAAGCCTATGAATGAATCAGTTGGCAGTAAAATTAAAAAAGATAAATTTTTCAAAGTAAATACTATTATTAGTGAAATGCTTTGCGACTTAACTTGCAAATGTTCATTACCTGGAGATAACTAAAATGAGTAGTAGGTTTAATATTAAAGAGTGGCAAGATAAATATCTAGCTGAAAATAAAACTGTTAAAGTAAAAGATTTAGCTAAATATGTTATTGAGCTAGCTGATGATTTTTCTGATGAATTCGATGATAATAATATTAGAAAGTTTGGTAAGGAAGTTGGTAAAGTTGTAAGTAAAGCAAATAGCGAATTTGAGTTCAAAGAGTTCCAGCGAATTGCTGATAAGATTTATAAAAAATACAAGTTTAAGGATACACCATCTCATATGGAACCAGGAGGTGTATTACTAGGGCGTAATATATTTAGAACACTATTAGATCGCGTCGAAGACGATTTATTCTAAAACGGAGAGTATACATGAAATTAAAAAATATATTAAAAGAAAGCAAAAAAGAATCATTCAATAGATCTCTTACTAAAGAAGAAAAAAGAGATGTTATGAATGCTGTATCTAAATTTAACGATTACGGTGCTAAAGTATATAAAACTAATGAAATTAAAGATATGGTAGAAGCGATTAAAAGCATGACTAAAGGAGCTTCTAATCTTGCTTTACAAGAAACAGGTGATTGGTTTGATGCTGTTACTGTAAAAAGAGATATGTCTGAAGTAAATAAATCTGCTAAATTATTTGAAAAAGCTGCTACTGAACTATCTACTCTTCAACAAAGGCTTGAATCAGTATTCGAAGATATTGGTCACAAATTAGGCAAGTACTATGATATATCAGAAGCTATGGATGCTGTTGGTAAAGAAGATGGTGATATCGATAACGATGGTGATGAGGATGAGTCTGATGAGTATCTAGCAAAGAAAAGAGCTGCTATTACTAAAGCGATTAAAAACGAAACTAAACTAACTAAAATTGCTGAAGCTGCACCTAAAATGAAAACAAGTAAAGAAGCTGAAAACATTAAGAAAGTTTACATGGCTCTTTCTGGTTTGAAAAAAGGTGGTGGTTCAGGTAGATATGGTAAAGAATTTGATAGTGCAAAGAAAAAAGCACTTAAAGCAATGAATGATATGTTAACATATTCTAGAATAGGAGGATAATCATGAAAGAAACTCAACTAAGAAAATTAGTATCAGAAGAAATTAGATTTCTTTTATCAGAAAGATTTGGATCTAAAAGATTACAATCTATAGTTAGTGGTATGGGTAAATGGGAAAAATCTGCATTTCTAAAAGCTGGTGTTAAAACCGGGCTAGATTGGAACTCAATTACTGATGCTGATATCAAAAGAGTATCGAAAACTCCTGCTCAATTATATGGTAAACAAGGTATATATCTTATTTTAGCTATTAAAGATTTTGACTTTCAAGAATCAGGTAGATATGGTTGGACTAATAAAATTAAAAAAGGTCAAATGATCGGAATGATGGTAGGCGGTAAGGTAGCATATGTAACTAAAAATGGTTTAGGACCGAAATCTAAATATGGATATAGTGGTAAGGATAAAGTTGGTATAGATAAAGTAGGTGCAAGAAGTGTTAAAAGTATGTCTGAAATGCCTCATATAGTATTTCAAATAAATTATGAAAATAAAAGAGATGCACTAAAAGACAAACAAAGAATGCGTGCTAACATAAAATTTGGTGCAACAGCATTCAAAACTGATAAAGAATTCAAGCAAGAAAATCTAAAAAGATATAAAGAAGCTTTAGCTAACTCTGCTGATAAATCAGAAAAAATACACAAACAAGTACTTGCTGCTGTTCAATACTCTAATAAATTAGTTGAGAAAGCGGTTAAAGAAGGTACAATGACTAAATACCAAGCAATGGGTGTTGACATAGGTGGTAAAATACATGAGCTACAATACGTAACAAGACTACAAAATCAGATTCTAGATAATTATGCTAGATATACTGATTATGATAATAAATCTAAAAGCGATGAACGTTCAGCTGAATACTATGGTGAACAAAGAGCTCAATACGCACTTAAGATTAAACAATACGTTGGATATATGTTAAAAAATCAATTTAATAAGTGGTAATAATATGATTAAACTAAAGCAAATACTAAAAGAATTTACAGGATACAGTTTCAAAGCTGATAAACCTGAAAATGCAAACAAAGTAATTGACGCTCTTAAGAAATTGGGAATTGGAATAACTCGAAGTGATCATATTAAATCTCTAAAACATCTAAAAACTTTTGAAGGTGGTAAAATGTTTACTCATGTTCAATATCATTATGTACAAAAAGAAAAAGGTGGGGATGTCTATTTTTTGCATCAATCTCAACAGTACCTAAGAGACCAAGAGGTTGGAGTAACAGAATTATATGTTATGCATCAAACTGAAGAAGATTATATTAAAGATAAAAACAAAACCGTAGTAGGTAGAGCAGCAGTCCCTACAGATAAATTATTAAAAGGGTTAAAGCGAGTAACCGTATTAAGATTCAGTTAATAATAGTTGGTTTATTGTAGTTTTTTTCTTATATTAAGGTAATTAATAATCGTTTAACTAAAATTATAAAAATGCGAAAAAATTATGAAGGAGGCCAAGGCCCTCCTAAAAAAGCCTTTCGAAGAAAAAGATGGTCTAGACAAGACTTTTATTTACCAGGTAATCCGAGAGGAGTTAAAGTACCTGATAGCTCACCAGCAGCTTTAGAAAAGAGTTTACGTTACTTGAAACGTCAAATGAAAGATGCTGATATCGTTGGTAAACTTAGAGCTAATCAAGAGTATACTAAACCTTCAGCTAAACGTAGAAAACAGATGCAAGATGCTGTTAGAAAGCAACAGTTGAGAGATAAAATTAGTAAACAGTATTGGGATAATTTTACATGGATAGTCCCACCATCTAAAAATACTGGACCTGAATTACCATTTTAATAAAAGAAACCCGAAAATTTTTCGGGTTTTTTTATATATTTTATATTTACGTATATATTTATATGTGTACAAAATATACTATCATTTATATAGTATTAGATACAAAATTAATATCTATTAAGATTCCTAATAATCTTATTTCCACATTATATTTATTGGAGACAAATTATGTCAAAAGACTTGTTAAAAGAAGCAATTGCTGATGCAAAAGCTGTTAGAGAAACTGCTATCGCTAATGCTAAACTTGCTCTAGAAGAAGCTTTCACACCTAAACTTCAATCTATGTTATCTGCAAAATTGCAAGAAGATGATATGGAAGATGAAGAAGAAGACGTTGATGTTGCAGAAATGGAACATGGCGAGGAAGAAGCTGAAGAAGGTATGCATGCCGACGACGAAACCGAAGAAGGAATGCATGGCGACGATGAAGCTGAAGAAGGTATGAGAGAAGAAGACGAAGAGGAAGAAGAAGGTATGAGAGAAGAGGACGAAGAGGAAGCTGAAGAGGGAATGCGTGAAGAAGACGAGGAAGAGGATGACCTTGACCTTGAATCTATCATTAGAGAACTTGAAGGCGAAGATGAAGATGAAGCTGAAGAAGGAATGCGTGAAGCATCTGACTCAAGCGATATCGGAAAAGGCGATAACAAAATGGATCAAGCTGGTAACGATACCGAAGATCCTGGTAAAGGTAAGCTTAAAGAAGAAGAGGAAGGTGATGATGAAGAAATCGATTTAGATGAAGTAATCAGATCACTAACTGAAGAAGATGAAGACGAAGAAGAAATGGAAGAAGAGGAAGATAAAGATGCTGAACTTGAAGAAGCATATAATACTATCAGATCTCTTAAATCTACACTTCAAGAAGTTAATCTTCTAAATGCTAAATTATTATTCTCAAACAAATTGTTTAAGGGTAATAACTTAAGTGAATCTCAAAAGATGAAAGTTATCGAAACATTCGATAGAGCATCTAATTTGAGAGAAGTTAAGTTAGTATATTCTACTTTAGCTGAATCATTTACTGGTAAGTCAGTTTCAAAGAAAGGCTTAACTGAAGGATTCGCTTCTAGAAAATCAAACTCAACAGCTCCGAAAGGACAAATTGTTGAATCAAATGGCATGGCAAATCGTATGAAGCGATTAGCTGGCTTATTGTAAAATTATTAACGTATTTAAGAAATAGGAGAGACAAAAAATGTCAAACATTTCAAATTTATTAAACGATGCTCAATCAACTTATAGACAACAGTTGAATGAGACAAAAAAATACGTATCTAAATGGGAAAAGACTGGATTACTTGAAGGAATCGATCACGATTACGAAAAGCATAACACTGCAATCTTATTAGAAAATCAGGCAAGAGAACTTGTAACTGAAAACTCTAAAATTGGTGGTGCTAGCTCAGAAGAGTGGAACGGTGTTGCTTTACCATTAGTTAGACGTATTTTCGGCGAAATCTTTGCAAAAGAATTCGTTAGTGTACAACCAATGAACCTACCATCAGGACTAGTATTCTGGTTAGATTTCAAATATGGAACAACAGTAGGTGGAAACCAAACACAAGGTACTGATGTAATGGGTAATACTTCATCATCATCTTCACCAACAGGTGGACTTTATGGTACTGGTAAAGATGCTTACTCATTGAAGAAAGTAACACAAGCTTTATTAGCTGGTGATACAGGCGGTACTGTTAATGCTGCTGCTACATTTGCAATTCCAATCGCTTCAGCTTCTGAAGCTGATCTAGATATTGCTGATGCATTCTTCTTAACTTCAGGATCAAGTAATACTGTAGTATCAACTCAAGGAGCTACTACTACTAATGGTACAACGATTACATTCAAAGCTTCAGAAGAATTAGTTGCTACAGACGTATTAACTGTAAATTATTACAAGAATACACTTGTTGCTGCTAACAGAGGTGACTTTGAAGATTCAAATGCTACACCTGCTGGTTCAGTTTCTGATGGTTCTGATGATATCGGTATTCCAGAAATGAATGTTCAATTAAAGCAAGAAGCTCTTGTTGCAAAGACTAGAAAACTAAAAGTTGTTTGGTCACCTGAATTTGCTCAAGACTTGAATGCTTATCATTCAATTGATGCAGAAGCAGAATTAACTTCAATGTTATCAGAGTACATCTCGATGGAAATCGATATGGAAATTTTAGCAATGTTAGATAGAGCTGCTGGTACTGTAACAGCTAATGCTGGTTCTTTTGAACTTAACACTGCTGCTAATGGATATGCTCCTTCTGGTGTAACTAATGCAACTGCAAGATACGACCTAGGAACATGGGCACAAACTTTAGGCTACGAAATGCAAAAAGTTTCTAACTCTATTCATAAATTAACTATGAGAGGTGGAGCTAACTTTGCTGTAATGTCGCCAGAGATTGCTGCTATTATCGAATCTATTCCTGGATTCACAGCTGATACAGATGGAACTGCTACTCAGTTCGCTGCTGGTGTAACTAAAGTAGGTGCTTTTGCAAATAGATATACTATCTACAAAAACCCTTACAGAGCTACATCTGATGGTATCTTAATGGGATTCAGAGGTAATCAATTCTTGGAAACTGGTGCTGTTTATGCTCCATATATTCCATTAATTATGACTCCTCTAGTGTATGACCCAACTAACTTTACTCCAAGAAAAGGTGTAATGACTAGATACGCGAAGAAAGTTGTAAGACCAGAATTCTACGGAAAAGTTGCTGTAACAATCAGCTAATTCTTTTTAGAATTTATTATATTAAGAGCCCTCTTCGGAGGGCTTTTTTTATGGATATATATGTACATATTGATATTTATTATAAATAAAGGAGAACAGTATGGCACAACCATTTTCTAAAGACGCAGGTGCAAAGAATAATAAGAAAGGTTATCGTTTTTTATTATCTTTGAACGATGAACAAAAAGAAGCTAAACGACAAATTTTAGATAACACTGTTTCGATAATTCTTGGTAAAGCCGGATCGGGTAAGACCTTGTTAGCGTGCCAAATCGCACTTCAGGAAGTCCTACAAAAAAGAAGGAAAAAAATAATTATTACCCGTCCGACTATATCCAAAGAAGATCTTGGACATTTACCTGGTAATATGGAAGAAAAAATGTCTCCATGGGTAGCACCTATTTATGGCAACATGTATCAATTGTTAAGACGAGAACGTGTTGATAAAATGATAAAAGATGGTCAAATAGAGATTGTACCAGTTTCATATATGAGAGGTAGAACTTTTTTAGATGCATCAGTAATAGTAGATGAATGTCAAAATTTAGATCATGAACAAACACTTATGATACTTCAACGAATTGGATTAAATAGTAGAATGATGTTCTGTGGTGATTCACAGCAAGTTGATTTGAAAAAAGGCGGGGATAGTGGTCTTCAATTTTTATCATCAGTTAATTCAGTAAACGGGCTTCATACTATAGAATTACTAGAAAATCATAGACATCCTATATTAGATGATATTCTCAAGGTATATAAAGAAAAACAAGCTAAATAACTTTTGATTTGATATTTATATTAGACTAATAATATCTATAGAGGAATAATATGGCAACAACAACTGTATATGATGGAACAGCTGGTGACATTAGCGGTAGTACTCCTTTTGGTATATACGATGAGCACTCTGATTTCCAAACTGATGGACCTAAGGTAGCTGATTGGTGTGCTAGAAGGATAGGATATCCTATTGTCGATATTGAGCTACAAGATCAAAATTTCTTTGCATGCTTTGAAGAAGCTGTAACGGAATATTCATCTCAAGTAAATAGATTTAATATAAAAGAAAATTTATTAACACTGAGAGGTAATTCAACCGGATCTAACTATACCCATAAACACTTTAATTCGGGATTAGATGATATTATAGGTATATCTAAAGCTTATGGTACTGAAGCCGGCGTTGGTGGTGACGTTAAACTATATACAGGCTCTGTATCAATGTCAAAAGATAAAGGTGTATACGATTTAACAGATTCTAGTTTAGTAACTTTAGAAAATGGTACAGCAGGCTCTGACTCAATAGAAATCAGAAGAGTATTTTATGAAGCTACACCTGCTATGACACGTTTCTTTGATCCACATATTGGTTCTGGGTTAGGTTCACAGCAAATGTTAAACTCATTTGGATGGGGTAACTATTCACCAGCAATTAATTATTTATTAATGCCAATGTATGATGATTTACTACGTGTACAAGCTATAGAATTTAATGATTTAATGAGAAAATCAGCTTATTCGTTTCATATACAGGGTAATAGATTAAGAATATTTCCTTTACCTGAGGATTCTTATAATTTACACTTCCATTATATTAAGGTAAGTGATAGAAGAACTATATCATTTGATGGTGGGCTAGTTTCAGATTTTTCTAATGCACAATATAATAATATGACCTATAATAATATTAACGATCCTGGTAAACAGTGGATAAAAAAATACACTTTAGCATTAGTTAAAGAACTATTAGGTTCTATTAGAGGTAAATATGGTTCAATGCCTATACCTAACGGCGATGTATCTTTAGACGGTGATACTCTACGTTCTGAAGGTGCTGCTGAAAGAGATGCTCTAATATCAGAATTGAGAGAAGATTTAGAAGCAGCCTCTAAACGTCAATTAATGGAAAAGCAAAATGATATTGCTAACTTCCACCAAGAAACTATGAATAAAATGCCATACGGCATATATATTGGATAACGATTATGCCTATATTTGGTAGAACTAACGATAGAAAGCTTATTAAGCACTTCAGTAAAGAAGTAATGGAAGATATTATTGATACTCCTGTAATTGTGTTTAAGCCTTATATTACTAAATCGAATACTAATTTATATGGTGAAGGTGTTAATGGTGATAAAGCTTGGAGAACAGGTGTTTTACTTCATGCAATGGTAAATAGAGAAGATCAAGAATATATGCAGACAGATTACGGTATAGATATTAATCAAAAAATTACATATAGTTTTCTTAATGAAGATGTATGGAGTAAAAATAGTAAATTTGATACTGGTGAAGAATCTGCATTTAGCATACAGATTGGCGATTTAGTATACTATGACTCTAATTATTGGGAAATTGATAGTTTAACAAAAAATCAATATTTGTTTGGAAGAAATCAAAACGTAATAGAAGGTGATGCACAAGATTTTGGCTTTAGTAGTACTACAGATATGCACGGTGAAAGTTTATCTACTATAGCAGCTGCTCATTTAACTAGAAAATCTAGATTAAATATTGAATCACCATCAGAGAGTAATATTAAAAGTGTTACTAGCGAAATAAACGGACTTTATAGATAATGGCAAATAAAGATATTAAACATAATAGAAATAATGTTAATCGAGCAGAACAAACTCGACGAGATAATGATAATAATAAAGATTTATCTATTGGGTTATATGATATCGATGAAACTATCAAATATTATTTTGATGAAGTATTAAAACTTCAGATAACTGATAGTGGTGGTAATATTAATAAAGTGCCTGTAAAATATGCATCTCCAGAAAATTGGAAAAGTTATCAAACTAATGATTTAAGACGAGATTCAAGAGGTAAAATACAATTACCTATTCTTACATTTAAGAGAGATAGTATCACAAAAAATAGAAATCTTGGTAATAAAGTTGATGCTAATAAACCTATTTATACTTTTGTAGATAGAGGTAGAGATCCTAATCAAAGGTATGATAGATTAACAATGCTTAATCAAAGACAAACAGGTGCTAAATATTCTAGAGTGCTAGAAAAAATAGTTGTACCTGATTATATTACTGTAAATTATTCCTGCGTTGTTTATACTGAATTTTTAACTCAGATGAATACAATTATCGAAGCTATAAGTTACGGTGAAGGAGGATATTGGGGTGATAAAAGTAAATATATGGTTAGAGCTAAAGTAGATGAATTTCCTAGCGCAGTTGAATTAGCTATAGGAGAGGATCGAGTAGTAAAGAGTGAATTTTCATTAACAATAGAAGGACATATTATACCTAAGACTATACAAAAACAAATACAACAAGGAAGTTCTAAGGTATTAACTAAAACAAAAATACAGCTAGGCGAATCAGTTGTATCGGATATAACTAAAATTTAATAAGGAGAAATGTTATGACTAAAATTAAGAAAGACGAGCTTAATAAAATCAAGGGATCAATCGAATTACAAACACAATTTACTACAAGGTTAGGAGATACTGAATTACAGATTCTTACCTTGAAGGAAACGAAAAAAAATATATTAAACAAAATAAATGGCATAATTGAAGAACGTAGTCAATATTTAGAACAGCTTAAGGAAACTTATGGTGACGGCACATTAAATATTGATACAGGAGAATTTACTGTTACAAAGTAAAGTTTGAGGTTTTTGTCATATATTTATATAAGAATAATTATATACTTGGTAATTATATTAGGAGACAATAAATGGCAGAAAAAATAGTTAGCCCGGGCGTCTTTACCAGAGAAAATGATCTATCGTTTTTACCCGCTGGTATTGGAGAAATTGGTGCAGCAATAGTAGGTCCTACTGTAAAAGGACCTGTACTTGTACCAACACTAGTTTCTACATACGCAGAATACGTTGATAAATTTGGTGATACTTTCCAATCTGGAAGTGATTACTATCAATTCTTAACATCTCATACAGCAGAAAGATATTTGCAGTTTGGTGGTGCATTAACAGTTGTAAGAATAGCAGGAGATGGTTTTTCTGTAGCTACAGCTAGTGTTAATACTTCATCTGCAGCAACAACAGCTGGAAGTAAATCATTTACTTTACATACACTATCACATGGAGCAACATTAAACAGTGTAGCTTCTGATGGAACAGTTACTGAAGGTGCAAACAATCTATTACCTGAAGGTACTAAAGATAATTTAAGATATGAGATAACTGGTAAAAATAATGAAACTGGTACCTTTAATGTTAATATTAGAAGAGGTAATGATACAAATAATAATAAAGTAATCGTTGAACAATTTAACGGTGTTAACTTGGATCCTAATACAAGTAATTATATCGGTAAAGCTATCGGTGATTCATATTTCCAAATTCAAGGTACCGAATCTGATCCTTATATTCAATCAGTTGGTGATTATGAAAATAAATCTACGCTAGTAAGAGTTGAGGTTCATAAACAAACTGTAAACTATTTAGATGAAAATGGTTCAGTTAGAGTACCTGCTGCATCTGCTTCTTTACCTGCTAACGGTTCAGGATCATTAGGTGGAGCATTTGGCGGTGGTGCTGATGGTAGCACTGTTTCAGGTGCTAGAAAGTACTATGAAAATATTACATCACTTAACTCT